CGTCAGCTCCTGGTCGACGACCAGCTGATAGAAGCGGGCGGTCGCCGGCCCCATCCTGGCCGCGGTCTGGAAGAACTCATGGACCGGAACCCCGTCGCCGTCCAGCACTTCCAGGGACCGCTGCCAGCGGTAGGGGTCCGCGGCAACCTCGAGCACGCGCCACCTCGAGCACGCCGCCCGAATCGCGTCCTCAACGGTGACGACGGGCACGCGCCAGTCGCGGCGGCCCTCCGGGGCCTCCCAGATTTCGACGAGCTCGACATGGGGGCGGGGTTCGATGGCGGCCGCGACCAGCACCGTGCAGTCGCGGGAGAACGAGCCGTCGAACGCCAAGACGACCTCAGCCTGGTCGGGGATGCTCCGTGTGGCGTCGGTGCAGCGGGCCCACGCGCCGTCGGGCAGCCAAGCGTCATCCTGGGCGACCCACTGGCCGAGCCGGTACCGGCGGAACGCGTTTTCCCGCATCTTGGGTGGCAGGGTCGCCCGGAGCGCGTCGCGGTGTAGGAAGTCGTCGAGCGCCGGGTTGGCGACCTTCCAGGCGGCTTCGTCGTCGACGGCGCAGCCCGGTGGGGCGGCGAACTCAGCGAAGTAGAACGACGGGTCACCCCCGTCGCGGCCGTGGTCGACCAGCCGCCGCATGACGCTGTCATCCTGGCCCGTCTTGGGTGGGGTGGAGATGGCCAGCAATAGCGACTTCTCCCGTTTGCCGGCGCGGGCGGCCATGGCCTCGAAGGTGTCGTCGGTGACGACGTGGAGCTCGTCGACGATGGCCAGCGATGGGTCCCAGCCTTGCAGGCTGCCCGGGTCGGCGGGTAGGGCCATGAACGTCGAGTCGGTGCGGGGCTCGTGCAGCCGGTCGGCGTAGACATGCACCCGGGCTTCCAGGTCGGGGTTGAGCTCGACCATGCGGCGGGCGGTGTTGAAGATGATTCTCGCCTGTCTTTCGTCGCTGGCGACGACCAGGACCTGCGCCCCCTCCAGCCGGTCGCCCAGCAGCCCATAGAGCCCCACAGCGGCCGCCAGGGTCGATTTCCCATTGCCGGCTGGAATGCTGACGAGCCCCTGGCGGGGCCGCGGCTCATCCAGCACCCCGCGGACGATGGAACGCTGCCAGGGGCGCAGTTTCATGGGCTTCCGGGCCCCGGTCCCCTTGGGCACGGCGATGTACCGCTGCACGAACCGGATACAGCGGTCGCCGCCACGCGAACCTAGGCGGCGCAGGTCCAACGGCGGGACGCTGAGGGTGCCCTTGGGGCCTGCCTTCATCGTGCTAGCTTCTGGCCATGGACGAGACCAACCCCGCAACCGCGGCCACCGAAGTCGCCGTCGAGTCCCTGACCTTGTGGCTGGAGGACCCACAACAGGCCATCAACCACATCGCCAACCTCGAAGTCGACCCGAGCGGGCCGGGGGGAACCAATCTCATCGTCGGCCTGCTCAACCTGAGTTCTTGGCTGCTGATCTCTCTCGCTGAAACGGAGGGCGAAGCAACCGATGTCGAGCTTCAGGAGAGGGCGACCAACATCCTCCGCAAGCTCTCGCAGCGACTCACCGAAGAGCGGTTCGACCTTCACACGATCACCGAGGGCGGCTCGGGCGCGGAGTGAGTCGGAAACTTCGGCGGGCGCAGGGTCGGTGGGGGTGGCCCTCCGGGGGGAAACGCGCTGGTCAGGAGCTTGTGTGCCAGATGCGCGGACCTCGCGGCGTTGCAGGACCTGCAGCGGACGACCAGGCGGCCGTCGGGCCTACCACCGGCGGCGACTTCCTTGACGTGGTCGGCGGTCAGGTCGGCGGACAGGTGGGCGGGCTGGCCTGCCCACCCTGGGCACCAGTCGCCGACGATGGCGCGGTGGTCGGCGACGGCGTGCTGGCGGCGTCGGCGTTCTGCTGCGTCGCTGTACAGGTCCGGGCGCTTGGCGCGCTTGAGCTGGTCACGCTTGCGCTGGCAGTCCTGGCAGCGGGGCTTGCCGCGGACCAGGGCGGGGCAGTCCATGCAGCGGCGGAGCAGGGTGCGGGTCATCGTGGCTTGCGCTTGCGTCGTACGCGTTGGGCCAGCTCTTGCTTGCACTTGGCGCAGCGATCACCCCAGGCGATGCGGCGCTTGCAGCCGATGCAGCGGGTCGTGACCTTGCTGCCTGAGCCGGGGTAGCTACCGGCGTTGCGCATCCCGCCGAGGCTGCTGCCCTTAGCCATGGCGCAGCCTTGCCAGGGTGGCCAGCAGTGGGCGGGCGATGTGCTCGGGCTCGGAGCGGATACCGACGACGCCGGCGCCGACGTAGGCGGGGGTCCTGACGACGGCGATGTGGTCGAGCTGGGCCCTGGTCCTGGTGACGCGGCGGCGGTCAGGTGTCCAGCGGCTTCCCCCAGGGACTTCCATGAACCCGATGGACAGCCCGAGCGGAACGCCGTCGCGGGCCAGCTCCAGGACCTCGTCGCCGATGGCGGTCTTGCTGACCTTCCAGGCGCCCCAGGCGGCGTCGTCGCGCTCTTCCAGTTCGACGGTGACCCCGATGGGCAGCTGCTGGTTGTCCCTGGGATGCGTGGCGGTGAACGGCACCCGGGCCGGGTCGGTGTCGGCCAGGGCGCCCCGCTCGAACTGCTCCAGGACCATGCGGCCCCGGTCGAGCACGCGGGCCTCGGTCTTCCATGGGATGAGCGGGCCATACAAGACGCGCTGGTCGGGCTCGCCCCTGAGCTGCAGCCCGGTCGCTACCTCACGAATCAGCACGGTCATGCGATACCCCCCGGCTCGTCGGGTAGGGGTGGGCGGTCCTCGAGCTCGCGGGCTTCGTTGCGGGTCAGGAAGCCGGCTTCAATGCCGATGCGGTGGGCTTCGTAGCGGTCGCGCAGGGTGGCGCGTACGAACCCGCCGGCGTTGAACTTGGCCCGCTGGGTCGACGGCAGGAGCTGGGTCGAGATGGCCCGCTCAACCCGGTACAGCCAAGGGCGCAGGCTGAACGTCAGGAAGTCCGTCCCCCGCATCTCAGGCGACGTGTACGCCTCATGCCCGGCGGTTTCGCCGGCCAGCATTTCAGGCGGCACACCGTAAATCCTGGCGATGGTGGCCACGTTGAACTTCTGGGTTTGGATGAATTGGGCTTCGTCGGGGGCGACCATGACGGGCTGGAACTTGGCGCCCCCGCCGAGCACGGCAATCTCGCGGCGGCCCTGATGGGCGCTCTTCCAGCGGGCTTTCAGGTTGTCCGCTTCGGGCTGGCCGATGCGCTGGTCGGACGTCAGGACGCCGCTGGGGATGGCGCTGTCGCCGAAGAACTTGGCGCCGTACTTCTCGGCCCCGAGTCCGAGCCCGATGGCCTCACGGGCGTAGGCGATCGGGGACAGCCCGAGCATGCTGCCTGGCCAGGGGAAGGCCTTCACGTGGAACAGGTCGGCCCGGTTCATCTTCTGCCCGGCCACCCGGATGACCCAGCGGCCATCCTCGGCGGTCACGGTCACCCGGTCGGGATGGAGCAGGTCGACTTGGGCGGGGAGCAGGCCGGCACCTGAGCGGGCGGTGATGCCCCCCCCCCGCATTCCCCCGGAGCAGGAGCGACGCCATCACCGCCCACAACCAGTCGGCGAGCTCGGGGAAGTCGCCGGATGGGCGGGTCAGGAGCGGCGGGGTTGGGATTGGGTCGCGGTCGTCGCCGCGGTACACCTGCAGCGGCAGCGTTGAGACGGAGTCGGCGAGTAGCCGCACACAGCCCCAGACGGTGCTCAGGCGTAGGGCGCTGTCGACGGTGACGGGTTCGCCGGCGGCGGTCGGCCGGGCTTCGTCGGCCAGCAGCTGGTCGAGCGTCAGGGCCTCACGGTCCCGGGTGCGGTCCCAGACCCACCTGTCCCACCACGACACGCGGCCCTACTTCTTGCGGTCCCCCCGACCTGGCCGGCGGGGAAGCCCGGCCAGGTCGGGGGGGATGGGGTCGCCCTTGGCGATGAACGTCGACGAGTCGGGGCCCAGGTCCTTGCGCTCGACGACCAGGTCGTCGTCGGCCAGCTCGGGCGCGGCGGCGCGCCGGTGCTCGACGGGCTCGCCGACCTTGCGGGCGATGTCGGGGCCGAGCTCGGCGTACTCGACGTCGGCGACGACGTTCTGGTCCAGGTCCTGGTTCCGGTCGGTGGCCATCAGGCTCGCACCCCCGTGTCGACAACGAACGCCGTGGGCTGCGCAACCTGGACGTCGGCGCGCAGGTAGGCAACGAAGCTGTAGGACAGCGTGTCGGCCAGGAACCGCTCGCCCAGGAACCGCAGCGTGAAGTCGGTGCGGATCCCGACCATGAGCTGCGACCAGTCGGCGGTGAAGACGTACGACGTGTCGGTGCTGGTGCCCACGGTCACGGTGATGGGGATGGTCTTGGTGACCAGCATGGGGAGCAGCCCGGACGGCGGCGCCAGATAGGCGTTCGTGGTCGCTTCCTTGAGTTTCGAGAGCGACGTCGACGAGCGGGGCGCCTGGATATGCGCGTTCGGCTCGAAGCCGGCGGCCCTGACGGCGCCGATGGCGTCCAGCCAGAAATCGTAGTTGGCGATGGCCGCGCCGTTGGCGCCGTGGGACGTGCTGGTGATGCCCGACTGGTTCAAGACGCCTCGGGGCTCAGGTGGGGTGCCGGAGCCGAGCAGGGCGGCCCGGTCGAGCTCGACGGCCATCTGCCCGGCGAACGACCGGGCGATGACGTCCTCGCTGCTTGGGTCGGCGTCCTCGAACAGCTCGACGCTCAGGTCGACGCGGCGGACCAGCGTGCGGGCGGTGAAGGTCACCCTGTCGAAGGTCAGGTCGGCGGCGGTGATGGACGCGCCCTCCGTCTTCCATGCGGGGTGCCTTCGCCGGTCAGCCGGGCCATGGCCAACGTCTGGGAGCTCATGGGCACGGTGATGGCGCCGGCCTGGAACACCCGGGTCGCGTTGCGGGCCAGGTCGATGACCCGGGCCGACAGCGGCGACGGGACCAGCGCACCACCCGCGCCAACGGTCGCCTCGGCGAGTGCGCGTTCGTGGTCGGCGCCGTCCCAGTGTCCGGTCGCCATCCCCCGCAGATACCGCTGCAGCGAAAGCGGCTCGTCGGCGTAGCCGTCGAACGCGCCGCGGGCCTGCAGCCAGTCGGACACCGACTGCTCGCGGGTCAGGACGGGCTCAGCGGCCGCGGTCGACCCGGGGCGGCGGGTCTGGGCGGCCCGGAGCTCCGCGACCTGACGCGCGTGCTCGGCCTCGATGGCGTCGGCGGCTTCCCGTTCGGCCGCGACCTGGCGGCCGTGCTCGGCCAGCTCGTCGTGGGACAGGTCCCGGTTCTCGGTGGCCGCCCGCTGGAGCACGGTGTCTTGGGCGGCTCGGGCGGCGTTGCGCTGGTCCCTGAGCTGGTCGAGCAGGTCGGGCACTCGCGGTACCTCCGTAGGCGGGGCGCCGTAGGGGGCGGCGTCAATTCTGCCGCGAGTGTACTACGCCAGACGATGTATCGCGTAGCTACCTAGTTCGGGCTCTGCCAGACGCTCGGGATACCCTCGGGGTGGCAGTAGGCGCGCAGGTCGGCCCGGCTGCAGTGGAACAGCAGCACGCCGTTGATGGCCACGCCGACCACCAGGCGGTTGCCCGCGATGGTGACGTTGCCTTCCTCGCTGGTGTTGTTCAGCAGCTCGCGGGCTTCGTCTTCGTCGACGCCCAGCCGCTCCATGACGTCGCCGATGGCGCCGCCCATCAAGACCTCGCGTTCGCGGTCGGTGAGCCCGGACGGCCAGCCGCTGGCCGTGCTGACGAACTCGCTTTCGCCGCCGAGCAGGGGGTGCGCTGGCGGGCGGTGTTCCTCGGTCATTGGGCGAACCTCCCCGGTTCTGCGTTTTCACTCGTTACAGTCGTTACGTCGCTGGTCAGGGGCGGTTTTGGGGTTGTTACAGCGCCGGCGGCCGTAACATGTTGAAAAGGGCCTCTGACCTGCGCTGTAACGTCTGTAGCGTCCTTTTCGCAGTACAGGGCCCACGGCTCGGTGAATGCGGCTCGTTCGTAGCCGCGTTCGATGCGCTCGGTGAGCCGGAGCAGCTTGGGCGCGACGCCGTAGGGCTTGAGCATCCGGGCGAGCTTGACGGCGGGGCCCTTGAGCCGTTCCGCCTCGACGTCGTTGCCCCACCAGTCGCCCCACGGCCCGTCGTCGCGGTCGACCAGGCGGGCGAGTAGCGCCGCGGTGGTGATGCGCTCCAGCGCCCCGTGCTGCTCGAACGTGTCGCGGATGTGACGCAGCAGCAGCACCCCGGCGCTTTCGTCTTGGACCTCGCCGCCGTGCAGCTCGACCGCGGCGGCTCGGGCCCGCTTGGGCCAGCCCCCCCCGGCTGCGTCGGCGATGGCGAACAGGGGTTCCCAGATTTCCTGCTGGCGGTCGGTCAGCTCCTCGGGGAGCTCAGGCCAGGCGTCGACCAGGGTGGGTAGGGCGGTCTGCGCCCACCCTGCTAGCCGCTGGCGCAGCGGGGCGGCGATGGGCTCGACCACCCGCGGGTGGTACCGCTCGATCTTGACGCTCCGCGGCTTGCGCTTGAGCAGGATCGGCACCGACCGGCGGGCCAGCATGGTCGGTAGGGTCCCGGTCCCGACGAGCACCTTGGGGCAGAAGACGGGGAAGTCGGCGACGGTGTGGCCTTCGCCGACGCAGCGGCGCGCGTTGCCGCCGAGCTTGTACCCGGCATTGAGCACGGCCTTGAGCTCGCGCTGGTCGGTATCGGCGCCACGACCGAACAGTTCCTGCACCTCATCGAACAGGATGGTTGGGGCGGGGGTGCCGATCGAGCGGAACAGCGCCGCGGCGGTCATGCTGGCGGCGGTCAGCGGCTTGTGGACCAGCATCCCGAGCAGTTCCATCAGCCGGGTCTTGCCGCTGTCCGACTCGGCCGACGTGATGTGCAGGTACGGGGTGACTGCGGCGGCTTCGAACGCCCAGGTATGGGCGGCAAGCAGCGCCGCGGCGGTCGCCTGCGCCGGGGACGAGAAGTAGACGTAGCGGCTCAGGAATCCCTCGACATCGGTGAGTAGGTCGGCGCCAGCTTCCAGGGCAACGGCAGCACGGGCGGGCTACTGCTGCTCTCGCCCTCGACGACTCCGGACGCGGTTGCCTCACCCTCGACGACGCCGGCCAGGGTGGTGAAGTGCTCAACCTGGAACCCGGCGGCGAAGTGCTCGACCACCCCGGCGCCGGGCTTGGCGGTAGCCGGCTCGACGACCAGGACGTCAGCGGCCCCGGCGTCCAGGAGCAGACTGGCCAGAGTGCGGGCGTGCTTGCGTCCGGCTTCGTTCTTGCGGGCCACGACGGTCACATAGGCACCGTGCAGCTGCTCGGCGTAGTCACGCCGCCACGGCTTCCCAGGGGGGCGGTAGGCGGCGGTGGTGGCGACCACCCCGGCCTCGCGGAGCCGGTCGGCGGCCTGCTCGTCGTCGACCACGAAGACCCGCTCTTCGGCTTCCATGGCGGCTAGGACCTCGGGCAGCCGGTACAGCAGATGCGGCCCCTTCGTGGCCGGCTCGAAGACCCAGCCGTCCGGGGTGAACCGCTGGTAGCGGACGCCGACCGGGTCGGTGTAGCGGTAGGCGCGCAGGGTGTCGGCGCCGCGCTCGTTGGTGTAGGTGAACGTCCCGAGTAACTTGCCACCGACCTGGGGGCCGTAGTCGCTCATGTCGCCCCAGCGGTGGCCGATGCGGTCCATGACGGCCTGGCCGGAGCAGTTGCTGCTGAAGCAGTGAATACGGACGGCGTTGTCCCGGTAGTCGACCTTCAGGGATCGGCCCTTGTCGTCGTGGGCCGGGCAGCGGTACTTCCCCGGGGTGAAGTGCGGCGGCAGGTCGTCGACGTGGGCCCGTAGCTTGCGCCAGAACGTGTTCTGGGCCGCGGTCGTGGTGGCAGCGGTCACGACCCGTCACCCCGATGCGATAGGCTTGTCGCGGTGGTGGTTCTGGTTGGCGCCGGAGTCATCTGCTGTTCGACGAGGCCGGGTGTGGTGAGCCCCGGCCTCGCTCGTTGTCAAGCAACGGCCTCGTCACCGCCCTTCTTACGGCGGCGCGCCCGGCTGGCGGCCAGGGCCATGCGCTTCATGTGCTCCTGGCGGCGGTGCTCGACCATGCTGGCGCGCAGCTCGGGCGGCAGGACGCCCTCGGGGTCGACCTCGGCCTCGAGCTTGGCGATGAACGCGGCACGGGCCTTTGCGGTCGCCGCGCTCCGGTTGCGTTCCCGGCCCCATTTCGCATGGGCGCCGAGCTCGCCCCGTAGGCGGCGCTCGTGCGGTGTCACAGGGGAGATACCTCCCCCGCCTGTCCGTGCTAGTCGGGGCGGTCGCCCCGCGGCGCCGTCCTCTTTGGTGTTGCTTTTACTGGACGGCCGGTGAAACAGTTACCCAGTCCTAGGGGGACAGCCCTAGGGTGCTACGCCGCAGCGATCGGACGGACTTCTTGACGGGAGGAAAGCCGATCGCTGTGGCGTACTGAAGCACAAGGATGGGCGGGCTGTCTAAGACGCGAACTTCCCGAACCTTCCCCTTCGTGCGCAATTACACGAAGATTCATCACAAGATTTAGGGTTGCGGGCTCAAAGGTCCCCAAGATTGAGCCCGCGGGCCTCGGCGGCGGCTCGCTCGGCCCGGGTCGCGGCAGCGTAGCGGTCGAGCATCCCCCGGTTCGCCCAGCCGGCCACGGCCATCAGCCCGCCCTCGGAACCGCCGGCGGCCAGCCAGCGGTGCGCGGCGGTGTGGCGTAGGACGTGGGGGTGGAAGTCCTTGATGCCGGCGAGGGTGGCCCGGCCCACCAGGGCCTTGCGCAGTCCGTCGTAGCCGAAGCTGCGGCCGTTGTCGGCCAGCCACAGCCGCCCGGAGTCGGCGAGCTTGTGACCGCGGCGCAGCCGCAGGTAGCGGTCGATGGCCCGGGTCGTCTGGGGGCCGAACGCGACCCGGCGGCCCTTGCCACCCTTGCCGCGGCGGACGGTGGCCATGCCGGCGTCCAGGTCGACGTCGCCGAGGGTGAGCGCGACGGCCTCGCCGGCCCGCAGCCCGGTTTCGACCATGAGCCGGACCAGGGCCTCGTCGCGTCGGTCGCGGAACGTCTTGCCCGCACACGCGGCGATCAGGGCCCGCACCTGGTCGTCGGACAGCACTGGGGTGAGTTTCTGGTCGAGCTTGGGCGGCTTGAGCCCGACCAGCGGGTCGGTGGCCAGCACTTCCTCGGCGGCCAGCCAGGCGGCGAACAGCCGCACGGCCAGTTGGTAGGCGCGGGCGGTGGCCGGCTCGCGGCCCTGGGCGAGCAGGTCGGCGGTGAACGCGCTCACGGTCGCCCGGTCCAGCTGCGGGTTGTCGGCCCAGGCCAGAAACGCCTGCACGCCGCGCTGGTACAGCTCGATGGTGGCGGGGGACTTGTGCTCGGCCCGCAGGTCGCGCAGCCATGACTTCAGGAGCTCGGGCAGGTCGAGCGTAGCGGGGCGACGTTGACGGCTCACGAGTCGTTATCTTGACCCGTACCCTTGTGCTATGACAAGCTACCCGCCAGCCGACGACATTCCTGCAGGTCAGCTAGGGAATTAGGCGGCCGGGTTCTTGTCCTGTTCGGTCCGCTTAGTCGACTGCTAAGCCAGCCTGGCGACCGCCTCGCCGTGCAGGAACATGCCCTTCTCGGTCAACGCCAACCCCGGCCCAGGGGCCAGCAGCCCGGCGTCTCTCAGCCGGTCCGCCTCCTCCCCACCGGAGTCGACCCCGAGCGCCCGAGCCTCCTCCGGAGCCAGCCCGTTGACAGTCCGAAGCCGCAGCGCCAGGGCCTCGAACCGCGCCTGCTCGCCGTCGAGCCGTTCCTCCCCCTCGGTGGGTCGCCGGCGGTCGTTGACGGCCTGCAGGTAGGCCGGCACCCCGGCCAGGTTCCACCGCCTGGTGGCCCCGTCGAACTCGTGCGCCCCCGCGCCCAGCCCCAGGTACCGCCCCCGCCGCCAGTAGGTCAGGTTGTGCCGGCTCGGGTGGGACGGCCGGGCCCAGTTGGAGACCTCGTAGTGATGGTAGCCGGCGTCGGCCAGGGACGTGCAGGCGGTGGCGTAGCGGTCGGCGAGGTCGTCCTCGGCGGGCTCGGGCATGCGGCCGGCGGCGACCAGGCGGCCGAACTTGGTCGCCGGCTCGATGGTGAGGGCGTAGGCCGACAGGTGCTCGGGACCGAGCGCGACCGCCGCGTCCAGGGTGGCCGACCAGGAGCGGTCGTCCTCGCCGGGGCCGCCGTAGATGAGGTCGAGGTTGACCGCCGGCACGCCCGCCGCCCGCAGGGTGGCCACCGCCGCCTCGACCCTGGCGGCGTCGTGGACGCGGCCCAGGGCGGCCAGCACCCGGTCGTCGAAGCTCTGGGCGCCCATCGAGACCCTGGTCACCCCGGCCCCGACCAGCCCGGCGGCCATCGCGGCATCGACCGTTTCCGGGTTGGCCTCGACGGTCACCTCGGCCCCGGGGACGACCGGGAGCAGCTCCCGCAGCCGGGCCAGCACCCGGGCCAGGTCCTCGGCCGGCAGCAGGGTCGGGGTCCCGCCGCCCACGAACACGCTGGTCACGACCGGCGGCTCCGGGCCGAGGGCGGCCACCGCCATGGCCGCCTCCTCCAGCAGCGCGGCCGCATACGGCCGCCGCAGCCCCTCCATCCCGGTGTAGGTGACGAAGTCGCAGTAGTGACAGCGGGTCAGGCAGAACGGCACATGCAC